AGCAGAGAAGCTGAGCAACCCGCACAGGGTTAGCTTTGCTTCGCCCTCAACCGCTCACCAAGAAGCAGCCAAAAGGCTACAGCGGCCCCCGACCGCTCCTGATGCAGATCACTTCCGCCGAGTGGGCGCGGTCGTCACAAGTGCCCCTGGCCTTCCTGGGGCGATCTGGCAAAGTGCAAACCTCGGCCGTTATGCCGCTGCGGCCGGCCGTTTTCCAGATTCGGCCACGATGGCGCGCAGCTCGACCAGCATCGCTTGCTCTAGCCCGCCGCGCTCGTAATCGGAGAGCGCCATCCACTGCGCGTGAGTGATGCGCTTGAGAGGCCACGATGACGGCGCGCGTCCCAGCAGTTCATCCACCGAGCACTTCACGGCGTCGGCGACGGCTACCCAGTTCTTGCAGGGCACGCCGCCGCGCCCGCGCCAATTGTTGATCGTCTGTGCACTTGCCCCGGTCTTAGACGACAGCCACGCCTCTTCCCGGCCAGCCGCGGCGGGATCGGCGGCGCGAATCAGTGCTTTTAGGTGGTCCAAAGTCAACACGACGGCATCCTGCCGAAACTGGAAGTTGACGTGACTACACGGCCCGTTTAGCATGGCGGGATGCAAACACCACTCGACAGGGCCGCAGACGCTTGCGGCGGGCTAAAAGCGCTGGCGGAAGCCATTGGCGTGAACTCGGTTCAGGTCGTGTCCAACTGGAAAGCGGACGGCCGCCGTATCCCAGCCGAGCACTGCCCCGCCATCGAACGCGCCACAGCCGGCGCTGTTCGGTGCGAAGAACTGCGGCCCGATGTGGACTGGAGCGTGCTTCGCGCCACCCCGGCCGAAGCGTTGCCGCAGGAGGCCGCGTGAGCGCTGACCGCCTGGACTTGACGCACGCCATCACCGTCGTGGTGACCGGCCGCTATCCGCATGGCAGGGAGCAGCCGCAAGCCAGCGTGACAGTCAACGGAGACGGCGGCATCGGTCACGCTTTGCACGCTTTCCGCGCCGCGTTGGTGGCGATGGGATTCTCGCAGGCGGTTGCCGGCCGGCTGACGGTCGAGGAGGCCGCGTGAGCGCGTATTTCCTCACCGACGACGAGATCGCGGATCTTCACCTTGAGGCCGCTTCCGGCACCTTCGGCCATGCCTTGCCGCTGATCATCCGCAACGTTCAGAGCACGCAGTTTTCGCTGGCGCGGTACTACGGCGCGATCACCTACAACGGCCAGCTCTTCACCTACTTCGCGCCGGGCGACGAGCTGATCCGCGACGACGTGCTGCGGTGGGTGACAAAGCGCCGCGAGGCCGCGCGCAAAGCCGCAGCCGACAGGGCGACGGCTGCGCAAGGGAGCCTGCTCTAGATGGCCCCGCAACACTGCCCCGGGCACTGGCCGCCCGTCCAGAACCGCCTGCTGCTGCTGTGCATCCGCTGCGCGCGCAACCAGGCGCGACAGCCTGACGACGCCGCGGCCGTGTTTATCGCGCCGGCTGCCACCCGCCAGCCGGACCGCTCCTGGGCCTGCCCCAACTGGGCGGCGCCGACGTGATGCGCCCGCTTGTCTCCTGCGCGCTCTTGGTGCCGGCCTACCCGGCGGCCCGGCCTCTCCTGCCGGGCCTGCGCGCCTTTGCCCCGGGCCTCGCGGCTCGGGGCTTTTCTCTCGGTTGATCGGCGTGTGCATGGACCGCATCGTGTTCTTGCGCCCGGCCGCCGTCTATCCCAACGGATACCACCTTTTTGGAGCCCGGAAGAATGGGTGAGTTCGAGACCCTCAACGACTGCCTGATCGAGTGCGTCAAGGCCGCGGGCGGCAGCAAGACCGTCGGGAACCGTTTGTGGCCCGAGAAGGCCGTGGACGCCGCGCAGCGCCACCTGTTGGCCTGCCTCAACGACGGCAAGGCCGAGCGCCTGACGCCCGATCACGTGATGCTGCTGGCGAGGCTGGCGCGCGACCGCGGCTGCCATGCCTACGCCGAGTACGTCGCGCACGTGCTGAGCTACTCGGCCCCGGTGCCCGTGCAGCCGCGCGACGAGGCCGACCAGCTGCGCCGCGAGATGTTGGAGATGGGCAAGTCGCTGCAGGCCGCGCTGGCCCGGCTTGAGGCTGTGGATGCGCGGCAGCCGTTGAGGGTGGCGTGATGGCGCACGATCACGGGGCTTATCTGGGTGGCGTCCGCGACGTGGAGAGCATGCGGCAGCGTTGCGTCTGCGACGAGCACACGGGCTGCTGGCACATGCGTTCGGCCAGGGGCCGCAATCTCGTCGGCAAGCGGCAGATCGTGTGGGTCCACGGCGTTGGCGCGATGACGGTGACGCGCGCCATGTGGCTGTTTGCGCATGGCGAGGCGCCGCCAGCGAACCGCGTTGTTGCGCGCAAGTGCGAGAGCCAGGACTGCGTTCGGCCTGAGCACTTGGCTCTGATGCCGCGCAAGGCCCTGGTGCGCGTGCAAGTCAAGCGCGGCAGCTTCGATACCCAGAAGGCGAGGGAGAGCCGCCGCAGGGCCGGAGAGCGGCGGCGCGTCGTCACGGCCGAACTGCGGGTGTGGCTGATCGAGTCCACGCAGTCGGGCGTTCAAGCGGCGCACGGGCTCGGCATCACGAAGGCGCGGGCGAATCTCATCAGGCAAGAGGCACGCCAGCGGCTGCCGAGCGCTGCCTGCAGTGTGTTCGCGTACGGGGCAGGCATGGCAGCCAATGACGGGCGGTCCGTGGCGCAGCGCGAGGCGAGGGCGGCATGACTTACCGACCAGCCCCTACGGTGCCGGCCGAGGTCGACCTGCCGCGCAGCCGTGCCGCAGCCGCCGAGCGCGGTGCGGTGCGCTACTTCACCGGCCAGCCGTGCCCGCAAGGCCACGTAGCGGCCCGCTACACCCTCGGGGGCTACTGCGTGATCTGCCAGCGAGACGCGACCCGCGCCAACAAGGCGGCCATCCGTTCACGGAGGGCTGCATGAGCGGCTGGATCAAGATGGGCACCGGCCTGGCCAGCCATCCGAAGGTCAAGGCCCTGCGCCGCGCGCTGAAGGCCGACCGGCTGCGCGTCGTCGGCGGGCTCTGGGCCGTCTGGTGCGTGTTCGACGAGCACTCGGCCGCCGGCCGCCTCGACGGCTACACCCTCGACGACATGGACGAGGAGATCGGCTGGAAAGGATTCTCCGCGGCCATGCGTGACATCGGCTGGCTGTCCGAAGACGGCGACGGCCTCGAAGCGCCGGACTACGAAGAGCACAACGGTCCGAACGCAAAGCGGCGGGCTTTGGATGCCTCACGCAAGGGCAAGAGCCGGGCGAGAGCGGACACAGACACCGATCCTGTTCCTGAACAAAGCCGGACAAGTGTCCGCACTCCACCCGGACAAGTGTCCGCATCCGATGCGGACAACTTGCGGAACAGAGAAGAGAAGAGAAGAGAAGAGAAAGAGGAGAGTAGAAAACCTTCCGTTCCTGACGGAACGGGCGCTGGAGCGCCGCCGGCCGATCCGCCGCCCCTGCAAACCGCCGAGGCCCCGCCAGACCCCGCCGACGTGATCTTCGGCCTCGGCCTGCCCCTGCTGACCGCTGCTGGCGTCAGCGACCGCAACACCCGGTCGATGCTGGGCCTGATGCGCAAGACCCACGGCGACACCGCCGTCATCCGTGCTCTGCAGCGCTGCGCGACCGAGAAACCGCTGCAGGCCGTCGCGTGGCTGCAGGCCGCGCTGAAGGCGCCGGGCGGTGGCGCCGCACCAACCCAGCCGAAGGGCGACCGCATCGCCCTCGGGAACATCGACACCGTGCGCAAGTTCGCCGAAAGGACCGCGTCATGACCGACCGTGAACGCTTGCTGACCGCCCTGGCTGCGGTGTACGCCTTCTACGAGCGCGAGATCACCGAGCTGGCGTGCCAGTTCTGGTGCGAGGACATGGCCGACTTCCCGGTCGAAGCCGTGGAGCGCGCGTTCGCGGCGCACCGCCGCGACCCCGAGCGCGGGCAGTTCCTGCCGAAGCCGGCCGACATCATCCGCCAGCTGCAGGGCGACTCGATGCAGCGCGCCGCGCTGGCGTGGGGCGAGGCCCTGGAGTGCGCCCGCAACGGCGGCGCCGGCTATGCCCGCCTCCCGCCCGCAACCCGCGCCGCACTCGACAGCCTGGGCGGCATGCTGGCCCTGCGCCGGGCCGACGACACGCAGCTGCCGTTCCTGCAGCGGCAGTTCATCGCCGGCCACAAGGCCGTGGTGCACCGTGAGGACGCCGACGCGATGCTGCTGGGCACGCCGGCTGCGACGGGGCTGCTGCAATGACCGGCGCCTACCGCACACGCGACCAGCGCGTGGCCGACGAGTACCTCGGCGGCTTCGCGGCCTGCAGCAAGTGCCGCCAGCCGGCCGAGCACAGCGAGCTTGCCACCTTCGGCGCGCAGTGCCGGCCGTGCTTCGCCACCTACTGCGCCGAGGCGAACTCCGACACGCCGCCGCCTCGGACGCCGGCTGAGCGCCGGGCCGTGCTTGAGCGCCTGAAGCGCAGCGCGGGCGGAATCAGCCTCAACCACGCGGCCGAGCGCGTCAAGGCGCTGCGGAACCTGGAGGCCAGCGGCAAGCAACTCGGCGGCGCCCAGCTTTGGGTGCTGGCTTGCTGCGAGCAGAAGCTCGGCATCGGCCCGGCCATTTCCGAGGACGCGCCAGCATGAACAGCGCCCAATCCGCCGCCCTGGAGGCCCGCCGCAGTGGCGTGGCCGCGTGCGTGCTCGACGCCATGACCGACGCCGAGATCGCCGCAGCTGTCGGCGTGCACCGCCACACGGTCGAACGCGACGTGCGCGATCTGCAGCGCCGGCACGAGGCGCGCAACAGGGTCGCGCTGGCGCTGGCGCTTGAGCGGCTGCGCCTCGCCGAGACGTTCGCCACGCCAAAGGAGGCGCCGTGAGTGGCCGCATGAGCCGCAACAAGGGCGCGGCCGGTGAGCGCGAGTTTCTGCGCCTGCTGGGCGCCGAGCTGGGCGAGATGCTGACGCGGAATCTGCAGCAGACGCGCGGCGGCGGCGCTGATTGCCTCGTCGTCAAGGGCTGGGCGATTGAGGTCAAGCGGTGCGAGTCGCTTTCGCGGCCGGCTTGGTGGCGCCAGGCCGTCGAGCAGGCCGAGCGCGAGGGCGTGCAGCCCATGCTGGCCTATCGGCGCAGCCGTGAGCCGTGGCGCGTGTGGATCAAGGATGGCCACGACATCACCGTGGAAGCGGCGGCGTGTGCCATCCGCGAGAAGCTGCTTGCGTGGCCTTGACTGCAACGATGGAACGAAGGAGGTAAGCATGCCTGCGAAGTCGTTGTTCAACGTGGGAGACGCCGACACGATCTGCGCCGCGCTTTCGGAAGGGCATTCGCTGCTTTCGATCTGCAACGCCATGGGCTTGGCGTACTCGACGGCTAAGCAGTGGGAGCGAGACCACCCCGAGCATGCCGCGAATGTCGCGCGCGCGCGTGAGTCTGGCTGCCATGCGCTCGCAGACCAAGCGCTGCAAATCGCCGACACGCCGGAGCTAGGCGTTGTTCGCACCACGAAGCCCGACGGCGGGGTCGAGGAGCGATTCGAGGACATGACCTCGCACCGGAAGCTGCAGATCGACACGCGGAAATGGCTCCTCTCGCGCTGGCTGCCGAAGGTCTACGGCGACCGCACGACGCTGGCCGGCGACCCCGACGCCCCGCTTATGGCCGAGATGACAGACGAACAGCTTGCCGAACGAATCGCGGCGCTACAGGCGAAGCTGAATGTCGAAACGCGCTGAGCAGGAACTGCTGTTGCAGCTGCTAGAGGAGCAGGCCGCGCGGGAGAAGGCGAACCGATACCGCACGGTTTTTGCTTCGCTGTATGACTGGCAGCTTGAATTCATCGGCGCGACGGCCCGCTATTCGCAGTGCTGCCTGATCGCAGCGAACCGCATCGGTAAGACCTACATCGGCACCTACACAGACGCCATGCACGCGCTGGGTGACTACCCGGAAGAGTGGCCGGGCCATCGCTTCAGCCATGCGCCGCTGATCTGGTGCCTTGGCTACAGCGGCGAGAAAACGCGCGATCTGCTTCAGGAGCCACTCGTTGGCCGTAAGCAGGGCGACAGGTTCGAGGGCGGGCTGATCCCTGCGGATCGAATCTTGGGCTATGAGTCGATGACGGGCACGCCTAACGCGGTGCGCACGCTTCTGGTCAAACACAGTAGCGGCGACACAGCGCGCATCCAGTTCTGGAGCTACAGCCAAGGCCAGCACGCGCTGATGGGCGACGCTGTGGACTGGTTTCACGTGGACGAAGAGCCGCGCGACTCTGCGATCTACCCGCAGGTTTTGGTGCGCACGGCATCTGGCGACAGGGGCGCGGGTGGGCGCGGCATCCTGACGTTCACGCCTGAAAACGGCCGCACCGAGCTGGTGATCCAGTTCATGGACACGCCGAGCCGTGCGCAGTTCTGCATGCGCAAGGGCTGGGACGATGCGCCGCACTTGAGCCAGAAGGTCAAGGAGGACTTGCTAGCCAGCTTTCCTGCCCACCAGCGCGAGATGCGAACCAAGGGCGTGCCGATGCTCGGGCATGGCCGCATCTACGACATTGCCGAGGAGGACATCACCTGCCAGCCGTTTGCCATTCCGCGGCATTGGCTCGTCATCAACGGCATGGATTTTGGATTCGATCACCCGCAGTCTCAGGTGCAGCTAGTGATCGACCCGGACACCGAATCGTTCTACGTCACCAAAGCCTGGAAGAAAGATCGAATCAGCCCGAGCGAAGCATGGGGCGCCACCAAGTCATGGGCGGCGAACGTGCCCACGGCATGGCCGCTCGACGGCTTGCAGACCGAAAAGGGCAGCGGCAAGCAGCAAAAGGCGTACTACATCGAAGCCGGCTTCAACCTGCTGCACGAGCACGCAACCTGGCCGGATGGATCAAACGGGGTAGAGGCCGGGCTGTACGAAATCCGCGACTTGATGCTTAAGGGCAAGTTCAAGGTCTTCGCTGGGCTGCGGCCGTTCTTCGACGAATTCCTGCAGTACCACCGAGACGACCGCGGCCGGATCGTGAAGCTCCTGGATGACGTACTCGACGGCACCCGCTACGCCTACATGATGCGCCGCTTCGCCGCTCGATATGGCGATGTTGGCTCGACCTGGGGCGCCCCGATCAACTATCCCGGCCTCGGCCGCATCGCATGAGTGCACGGGTGCAAAACTACTCCGCCGACCTACCCGAAGCGCTGCACGAGGCCGACGACATCCTCGCGCGCTACGGCCGGTGGGCAGCCAACACCGGGCGCGGTGCTCGCACGTGCGGCAGCGCCGAGGGCCGCTACCGTGCGAGCGGTATCGAGGCCCTGGAATCGCGCCGCACGCCTGCCGACGTGCCGCTGACGCAAGCCCAGCGCGTGGCCGCTCAGAGGGCGCTGGTGCGGGTGCCGGATTCCGAGCGCGCCGTGCTGTCTGTGCTGTACGTGCCGCGGCGGCAGTCCATCGGGCACCAGCTGCGGCTGCTGGGTGTGCCTGCGCGGCTGTCGGCTGAGCGGCACCTGCTGGGGCTGCGGATCTGGTGGAACCTGTATCGAATCACTTTGGAGGCTTGAGGATGAGTGTCTACGTAATCCGTGATGAAGAGCGCCGTTTGCTGGACATGATGGACCCGCCGCCATTTCTGGCAGCGCATGTTGACTTGGTAAACATTGACGATCTGTTGAATTGCCATCGTCCCGGCGCCATTGTCAGAATCAGAGCCGATCCAAGAGAATGCATCCAGTGGGTGGTGCCGCCCGCTCAGGAGGCGCTCGGCTGTGTTGCTGGATGGATTAGCGAGGAGGGGTGAGAATGGCATATCACAAAGAGTTTTGTATGGCACGGAATTGGTACATCACCCGCACAGAGGCGGAAGCCTTGATTGATCTGCTCGAAAGCACCGAACGGGCGCAGCCGATGATGCGCACGCTTGCCGCTGAGCTGCGGGAACTGTTCGGCATGGCCCCTCCCCGCTGGAGGTGCAACGATTGCGGCCATGAGGCAAACGAACTCGCCGAAAACGGAGCGTCTGAAGAGGCCGCGTATTGCCCCATGTGCGACAGTGCTTCTGTCGGCCGTGTGGGCGCACCCTAAAGCCCACTTGACACCCTGCCCAAAAATGAGGCACACTGCCTGCACCTGGAGACGCCAGCGCCTGCGGATGCCTACTCGGCAGGCCGCATAGCCCGCGCGAAACCTTCAAGCCTTCGAGGCCCGCCCTAACCCGGCGGGCCTTTTTCATTTCCGGCGAGGACTGCATGGCGACGAAGAAGGAAACCCCGAAGAAGCGCGGCGACAAGGGCACCATGCCCAAGCGCAAGGGCTGCTGATGCTGCAGCCCCCGGCGAGCGTGACCCACCGGGAAATGGGCCGCAGCGCGCGACGTGGACATCGAGCCCGACGCGCTGCTCCCGCGTCTAACAGCGGCGGGCGCGCGTAACCCATGGCGAAGAAAGAAAAGTACGGCAAGCCCGAGCTTGCCGCGCTGCTGCATAAGGAGCTGCGCCAGGCTCTCGGCGCCCCGGACAGCGAAATCGCCCTCAAGCGCCTGCGCAACCTGCAGTTCTACCGGGCTGAGGCCGAGGGCGAGCTTTCCCCGCCGGCCGTGCCGGACCGGTCGAGCATCGTCGCGACTGACGTTGCCGACACCGTGGAGTGGATGCTGCCGAGCTTGGTGCGCGTGTTCGCGACCAGCAAGGACAGCATGCAGTGCAAGCCGAAGCACCCGCGTTATGCCGGTGCGGCGAAGCTGGCGCAGAGCTACCTCACGCACAAGTTCTGGGAGCAGAACGCCGGGTTCATGACCTTGTACACGTGGGGCAAGGACGCCCTTGTGCAGAAGGTCGGCACGGTCAAGGTCTATTGGGACAAGTCGCCCGAATCGAGCGAGGAGCCTTACCGCGGGCTGACCGCGACTCAGGTGGAAGACCTGATGGGCGAAGAGGGCGTCGAGGTGATCGAACAGGCCTCGCGCATGGTCGAGGTCGAGGCGCCGGAAGGCGAGCCGATGCCGGTCGAGGTGTTCGACCTTCGCATCCGCCGCACGCTGCGCAAGGGTCGGTGCAAGGTGGAGCCGGTGCCGCCGGAGGAGATGCGGATTCACCGCCGCGCCCGCTACGGCCAGGACGTGCCCTTTGTGGCGCAGGAGCGCTACGAGACGCGCGCCGACCTGGAGGCCGAGGGTTACGACTTGGATGGCGTGTCTTCAGGCGGCGAGCACTGGAACATGGAGATGATCGAGCGTCATTCCAGCCAGTCGCCTTTCTGGACCGACGAGAGCGACGGCGAACTGCAGCGCTATCTGGTGTCGGAGTGCTACATCAAGCTCGATCAGGACGACGACGGCGTGCCGGAGTGGCGCCGCGTGCTGATGATCGGCGGCACGGTCATGGAGGACGAGAAGGTCGACGGCCACCCCTACGTGTTCTTTTGCCCGGTGCCTGACCCGCATGTGTTCTTCGGCCAGTGCCCGGCCGACTTCGCCATTCAGCCGCAGCGCCTGGGGACGAGCCTGATTCGCGGGCTGATGGACAACATCTATCTGTCCGTCAACAAACGCACGGCCATCGTGGACGGTCAGGTCAATCTCGACGACCTGCTGAACAACCGGCCGGGCGGCGTCGTGCGCATGAAAACGCTGGATGCCGTGCGGCCGATGGATCAGGGCGGCCTGGACCCGGGCGCGTGGCAGATGATCGAGTGGGGCGAGCAGTGGCGCGAGCGCCGCACGGGCTTCACGCGCTACAGCCAGGGCATGTCGCCCGACGCGCTGAATCCGACCGCGACGGGCGTCAGTCTCATCACGGAGAAGGCCGACCAGCGCACCGAACTCATCGCCCGCGTGTGGGCGCAGTCCGTGCGCGAGATGTACCGGCTGATGCTCAAGTGCATGGGCCGGTATCAGGACATCCCCGAGCTGGTCGAACTCATGGACGGCCAGTGGTTCGAGGTGGACCCGCGCGAGTGGTGCGAAGGCTTCGACATCGACGTGGACGTGGGCCTGGGCACCGGCAGCAAGGACAAGAAGGCCGTCGCCCTGCAGACCGTGCACGGCATGCAAGCGCCGATGGTGCAGGCCGGCATGCTGCCGCCGCAGGCCGCTGTGGCGAGCGCGCGGGACTTCTGCGACGCGGTGGGTCTGGGTGACGGGCAAGCGTACTTCCCCGACCCGCCGCCGCCGAACCCGCAGAACAAGCCGCCGCAGGTGATGGTCAAGGAGATGGAGCTTCAGGCCGACGCCCAGAAGTTCCAAGCCGAGAGCCAGCAGGAAGCCGCCCGCATGCGCATGGAAGTCGAGTTGGAGAACAGCAAAGCCCGAGCGCAGGCTGAAGTGGACATCAACCGCCAGCGCGCCGAAGGCGAGCAGCAGGCGCAGAAGGCGCAGCTACAGGCGCAGTTACAGGCGCAAGAAGCTGAGCGCACGGAACGCCTGGAAATGGCCCGCATCGCCGCCCAAGAGCGGCAGCAGGTGCGGCAACTGAAGGCGCAGATTTACCTTGCCCTGGCGCAGCGTGGCGACGTGAACGCGCTGCAGCTGGCGCAGGGCTTGGATGCAGGCCTGGAAGCCGCCATTGACGGCGCGATGCCGACCGCGCCGGTGATGGCCCAGCCTGAGGGGATGCAGTGATGGCCGACTACCGGCAGACCGTGCACACGATCACGCAGTGGCAGCGTTGTTTCCGGGCCGTCGTCGAGCACCAGCGCCACGAGGTGCCGCGCATCGATTTCCTCGAAGAGGTGGTCACGATCAACGGCGACGAGACGCGGCAACAAGTGCCGGGCTGCTCCATCAGCTACGAGCCCGCCGGGGTGGTGCCGATGCGCGACCCGGAAACCGACCAGCCGACCGGCCAGACGCTGACCCAGCAGCAGATTTACGCGATCTTGTACAGCGTCTATCGCTGGGCTGCAGACCAGCGCGACCAGGCGGCCACATGACCGAACAACCCATGGAGCCCACGCCGGCCCGTGTCGAGATGCAGCGCGGCGCCGATGCCGATGCCGCGCTCGCCAACCCACTCATTGCCGAGGCGCTGTCGGCATGGGAATCGGAGATCACTCGATCATGGCAGACCTCACCCCTAAGAGACGTGGAAGGCCGCGAAAGGTTGCGCCTGATGCTGGAGGCGAGCAAGTCGTTCCGGGCGTACCTGTTGCAGACGATGCAGACGGGGCAACTGGCGCGGGAGACGATGCTGGCCGAGACGAGGCTGCAGCAGGAGCGGCAGCGCACGATGCAGGAAATGAGGACGGCGCCGTGGAAATGACGAACACCTGGCCCGCGCTGGCCCAGCTTGCCGTGGATCTGATCGCCAAAGGGCACTTGGTGACGATCATCCGCACGTCGGATCGCTCCGCGCCGCTGGTGTGGCACTCGGACAGCATGGTAGGCGCGGCGGTTGACCACGTGTCGACCGGCAATTGCGTCGTGACGAGCGACGGCCGGGCTTGGGGCCTGGACGGGCAGCCGATTGAGGAGACCGCAGCGTGAGCGACATCCTCGAAACCGCAGCCCCCGCGCCTGCAGCCGACAGCGGCGAGGCCAAGACCTACGCCAACGAATACGAGGCGGTGGCCGAGCTTGAGCGCCGCGAATCCGAGCGCCGCGCACAGCGCAAGGCTGAGCGCGCCGAGCGTGACGAGCGCATCGCCCAGCAGCGCGAAAAGGCCGCCGAGGCCGAGCGCGAGATTGAGGCCGACGCCAAGCGCGAGCGCGAGGAGGCCGACGAAGAGGACGACGAGCCGCGCCGGCGCAAGGCCGACGACAAGGCCGACGAAGACAAGCCCCGTCGCAAGGCTGACAAGGCCAAGAGCGACGAGGCCGACGGCGAAGAAGCCGACGAGGACTCCGAGGACGACGGCGACGATGTACCCGCCGCGGACGAGGACGATGCCGACGACAGCGACGAGGACGACGACGAGGACGACAAGTCCTTGCGCAAGCCCGAGAAGCTGAAGGTGGGCGACACCGAGGTCGAGATTCCGAAGGGAACCCCGAAGGCCGCGGTCGAAGCCATCAAGTCGTTGCAGCATCGCCTGACCGCGGACTACACGCGCAAGACCCAGGAGGCCGCAGAGACGCGCAAGGCAGCCGCCGAGCGCACCGAGGCCGCCGACAGCCTGCTGCAGCAGGTACAGCGCGCCCAGCAGGCTGTGGTGTCGATGGCCCAAAGGCTGATCGGCAACCCGCCGCCCCTGGAACTTGCACAGTCCGACCCCGCGGGCTACCTGTACGCCAAAGAGGCGTACGAGGCCCGGGTTCGCGACCTGCAAGCCCTGAACGCACACACGGGCGAACTCACCCGCAGCCAGCAGCAGCAGCGCCAGCAGGCGCAGCAGCAGGCCCTGTTGGAAGAGGCCCAGCGCACGGTGAAGGTGCTTCCGCAACTCGCGGACCCCGCCAAGCGCACAGCGTTCCTCGAATCCGCGGTGCAAGCCGCCAGCGCTTCGGGCTTCACGCCCGAGGACGTGGCGAGCGTCACCGATCACCGGATGCTGCACCTGTTGGATCGCTTGGTAAAGGCCGAGCGCCGACTGAGCGCCCTGGACGGCGCCAGCAAATCGGTGAAGTCCAAGCTGGCCGATGTCGCGCCCAAGCCCTTGCGCGCAGGCAACGCCGGCACTCAATCGCAAGGCCAGATGAACAAGGCCTCTCGCGCACGCGAGATGTTCATGAAGTCCGGCCGCTCCATGAAAGACGTTCAGCGCTACCTCGAAGCGTTGGACAGCTAACGCACAAAGGAGGGCATCATGCCCGCAAACGCATTTCTGACCTCGGCGGCCATCGGCAACCGGGAAGACCTCACCGACGTGATCTGGAACACGGCTCCGGCGGATACTCCGTTCATGTCCAGCATCGACAAGGTGCAGGCGAGCGGCGTCACCCACGAATGGCAGCGCGACGTACTGCGCGCCCCCGGCGCTGGCTCGCTGGTGGCTGAAGGTGCCGACGCGACCTATACCGCCGTCGTGGCAACGCAGCGCCTGACGAACCCGTGCCAGATCAACCGGGTGACGTTCTCGATCTCCGACACCCAAGAAGCGGTGAAGAAGGCGGGCCGCTCGTCTGACATCCGCTACCAGACGGTCAAGCAGGGCAAGGAACTGCGCAAGGACATGGAACTTGCCGCCATCGAAAACCCGGTGTTTGTCGCGTCCGGCACGCGCCAGACCCGCGGCTTGCGTGGATGGACAACCACGAACCCCGGACTTGGCGTCAGCGGTGTGGCTCCCAACATCTCGACAAACGTGGCCCCGACCGACGGCACGCTGCGGGCGCTGACCGAGGCGCTGCTGCGCACGGCTGTGCTGGGCTCTTTCAACAACGGCGGCAATGCCACGATGTTGATGGTGACCCCCTCGCACAAGCAGACGATCTCGTCGACCTTCACCGGCAACGGAACGAAGTTCATCAAGGGCGAGGACCGCAAGCTGCAGGCGGCTTACGACATCTACAACAGCGATTTCGGCGATTTCAAGATCGTCCCGAACCGCAACATGGTACGCACGCGCGAGGCGTATCTGGTGGATGGCGACTTGGCCGCGGTGGCGATGCTGCGCGACATGAAGAGCGAGGAGCTGGCCCGCATCGGCAGCGCCCGCAACTTCATGATCGAAAGCGAGTGGGCCTTGCAACTGCGCGAAGAGCGCGGCATGGCCGCCATTCGTGACCTGAACCCGTAAGCGCCAACGCTTGACCGGGCCGAGGCCCCTGCCGCATTGCTGCGGCGGGGGCTTCTTGCTTTTGGAGCCACACATGGCACTGGACACGATCTTTGCGCCGCAAGACGGCAACGTTCACGGCCGCTGGGTCGAAAACGACGACGGGGCGCAAGTGGTGCGCGAGCAGTACGTGGGCGACATCCGCGACTACTGCATCGCCCGCCACAACGAGGGGCACCACGGCGACAAGGATATGAAGCTCATGGCGAGCTTTCCGGCCGTGGTGATCGAGCACTACTGCAACGTCTACGGGATCACCTTCCGCGAGTGGATGACGAACCCCGAACACGTCAAGCGCATGGTCAATGACCCGGCGTTGGCCGATTTCCGAATCGCACCAGGGAGGATGTGATGGCACACCAGAATTTCCATTCCGCCACCGTCGCGGCGACGGGCCAGACCGTCACCACGACGGCCAGCACGGCAACAACTGCGGCGGCGCTGCCCAACACTTCGGGGGGCACGCGCCCACGGTATGTGCGATTTGCGACAACCGGCACGGTCTACGTGCGCCTGGGCGTGGCCGGCGTTGCCGCAGCCACTACCGACATGATGGTGCATGCGACCCAGCCTGAAATCTTGAACGTCGGCACGCGCACGCACTGGTCAGCCATTGACAACGGTACTGCGGCAGTCGTCAACGTGACGCCGCTGGAGGAGTCTTGAAATGCCGCTCATCGACGCGCTCAACACAGCGACAGAGACGCTGACTCAGCCCAGCTTTGTGCTGGTTCAAGGACCGGGCAACGTCCGCATCGAAGCGCCTGTCGGGACGGCGATCTATGAAGGGCCGGCGCGCTTTTCGCAGTTGGTCTCGGCCGTCGCTGACTTGAGCATCATTTCGCTCGACCGCGAGGTCTACTACGAGATTCAGACCATCTTTGGAAGCATCCCGCGGCTCGATGTGTTCGCGCTGCCCGGCACCTACCAATGGTCGCCGCCGCAGTGGGCGACCGACTGCGAGATCATCCTGCTGGGCGGTGGCGGCGGTGGCGGTTCTGGCCGCAAGGGTGCGCCGGGCACGGCCTGGGGCGGCGGTGGTGGCGGCGCGGGCGGATCGCGCACAACGGCCGTTATCCCGAAGTCTCTGCTGCTGGCAACGGAGACGGTGATTGTCGGCGCGGGTGGCGTTGGTGGCGCTGCGCAAATTGCGGACAGCGCCAACGGCAACCCGGGCACCGCTGGCGGGACTTCGTCATTCGGCTCGTATCTCGTCGCCTTCGGTGGTGGCGGCGGCGGCGGTGGCACTGCCGCGGGTGGAACGGCCGGCGCCGCGCCATCGCGCGGGCAGTTTCTGGGCGTTGCTGGCGCTGCGGGTGGCTTGGGCGCTGCGGGGGCGGCCGGTAGCAGCGGCGCCACGGCGGGTGCGGCCGGGGGCGGCGGCGGCGGCATCAGCGCAGCCAATGCCGCATTCGCCGGCGGTAACGGCGGTGCGCAAATCATGACGCCGACGGCGGCGTCGACGGGCGGCGCTGTCAGCACGGCGGGCGTCAACGGTGTGTCCGTGCGCGAAGTCTCCGGCATCCCGGGCAACGGCGGCAGCGGTGGCGGCTCGTCTGTCACGGGCGGCGCGGGCGAAGGCGGTCGAGGCGGCCGGGGGTCTGGCGGCGGTGGCGGCGGCGCTGCGGTTGACACGGTTGGCAACTCCGGCGAGGGTGGCCGCGGCGGACCCGGGATCGCGATCATCATCAGCCGGCGCAACTCGCTGTGAACTGGGGCCAACTTAAAAGCGCCGTTGCCGACTACGTCAGTCGCGGTGACGTGACGGTGGCGTCGCCATTGATGACGACGTGGCTTGAGTTGGCCGAACAGCGCATCTACAACGGCACCAACCGGATTCCGGGGCTGCGGATATCGGCCATGCTCACGACAGTGGCCTCGCAGCCGCTTGACGCGGCCCTGCCGGCCAACCTGCTGGGCGTGGAGCGCGTCAGCGTCATGCGCGGCGGACGCAAGGTGCCGTTGGAGTTCCGGGTTTCCGACTGGCTGTCTCCGCTTGAGGGTGCCGCGGGCCAGGTGATGTACTACACCATTCGCGGCGGTCGCATCGTCGTCGGTGCATCCAGCCCCATCACGGCCGAACTGCTGTACTACGCGAAGCCTGCGACGCCGGTGGCCGATGCCAACACCAATGTCGTGCTTGACACCTTGCCGTCGGTGTATCTGTGGGCGATGGTGCTCGAAGCGGCGGCTTGGCTGCGCGACTCCGAGCTTTTAACCACGGCCACCCCGCTGTGGGCCGACGCCATGGAGGCCGCTCGCAACGCCGACGACGCCGCGCGCTTCAGCGGTCCGCTGTCCATCGCCAGCGATCCCGGGGTGATGCTCTGATGAAGATGGTGCCGCTCATCGGGCTGGCGCCGGACTTGCCGCCCACGACGCCGGGCGTGATGACGGCGTGCACAAACCTGGTTCCCACGGAGGATGGGTTTGCAGCCGCGCCTTCGTCTGTGGCGCCGTCGGGCGTGGGCGCGCTCATCGCTCCGTGCCGCGGTGGCGCGGTGGTCAGCCTCATCAACGGCACGCGGCGCATCTTCGCGGGCACTGCGGCGCGGCTGTACGAGCTCTCGGGCACGTCCTGGGTGGATGTGTCGCGTGCAGGCGCCTACACGGGCGGCGCTGACAGCCGGTGGAGCCTGACGCAGTTCGGCAACGTCAGCATCGCGGCCAACGACGCGCAGGTGATCCAGGCCAGCAACGGGAGTGGGGCCTTCGCCGACATTGCGGGCGCCCCCATCGCCCGGGTGGTCTTCACCGTCGGCGATTTCGTCATGGCGCTGAACACCTCGGATGCAGGCTTTGGCGACCAGGGCGACAGGTGGTGGTGCTCGGGCATCTTCAATCACGCCACCTGGGCGCCCAGCCTGAGCACGCAGGCCAACTCCGGCCGGCTGGTGCAGGGCGGCGGCGATCTGCTGGCCGGACTGGCGCTGGGCAAGCAGGCCGTGGCCTACAAAGCCAAGGCCATGTTCCTGGGCACCTACGTCGGCGGCGAGGCGGTTTGGCAGTGGGAGCCCGTGCCCGGCGAGCAGGGCGTCGTCGGCCCCGATGCGGTGTGCGATGCCAACGGGCTGCACGTGTTCGTGGGCGACGACAACTTGTGGGTCTATGACGGCGTGCGTGCGCAGCCCTTCGGGCAGGACGAAATTCGGCAATGGTTCTACGACAACTCCTCGCCGGCTTTCCGCTTCCGCACCATCGTCCGGTACGAGCGGCAGAACAACCGCGTCTGGATCTTCTTCCCGGGTACGTCAACGAGCGACGGCACGCCCGACACGACGCTTGTCGTGCACATGGGCACCCGCCGCTGGGGCCGGGCGGATCGCACCATTCAAGCGGCGCTCGACTTCATCCAGCCGGGCCTGACATACGACACGCTGAACACCGTGGCGGCGACGATGGACACGCTGCCGAACATCCCGTTCGACTCGCAATTCTGGCTGCAGGGCGGCCGGTCGCTGGCGGTGTTCGAGGGGGCGAACCAACTGCGCACTTACACGGGCGGCAGCACGGGATGCGCCTTCACCACGGGCGACATGGGCGACGATCAATCGAGCAGCTACGTGAGCGAAGCGCGCATCCGCTTCGTGCAGGCGCCCGCATCGGCCAACGTGTCGGGGCAGACCTACCGCAACACGGGCGGCCCCGTGGTGCCGGGCGGCGCGGCGCCGATGTTCGACGGCGCCTTCCATTTGCGGCAGTCGGCCCGCTGGCACCGGCTCACGTTCACGATGACGGGGCCGTGTGTGTTTACCGGCCTGGGTGTCCAAGCCAAGGCATCGGGGCGGCGATGAAGCTGAAAGAAACCCCGCTTCTGCCGGCCACGCCGGAGAGCAGGTACGACACCGATCTGCAGCGCGCGTTGATGCCGCTGCTGCGCGATGTGGCGATCAAGGTTAACCAGATAGCGAGCGGGCGCTTTGCGGGCATCGACGACGCGGCTACCGCGGCGCCCACGGCCGGGCGCTGGCAGCAGGGCGACCAGGTGCGCAACAGCAACCCGACAGAGCTCGGCGCGGCCGGCTCGCGCTACGTGTTGATCGGCTGGATCTGCGTAGCCGGCGGCACGCCGGGCACTTGGCGCGAAATGCGAACCCTGACCGGGAACTGACATGGCACAGACGACCACTTCGACCACGATGCCCGATTGGGCGCAGCCCTACGCCG